CAATAACATTCTGGGTAATCTTTTTTGGTATAGGAGTTATCTCGTTATGGGGTGGTTAGTAGTAATTGGTTTCTTCTCTGTAGTGTTGTTTGGGTTGTGGATGGATTCAGAATAATAATGATTGAGAGATACTATTTCTTTACCTCTGAGCATACACCAAAAGGTAAGTATAATGAAGTGCATCCTTGTCATATTGTCAGAACAAGATGGCGTGAACAAGGGTGGTATCTCAACTCGTATTATCGTAGGTCTAAGTTCAAAGGCGTCAAGATAGGGTGCATCTCAGCGGGTCTGGTAAGCGGTTACATGAGTCACAGAATTCCGTATGTCGCATATCATTGGAATGGTGGTTTCACTCTTCCCGTCTTTCTATTGTCTTGGATGACACGTTCTCCGATGAAAAAGATTACTTGCACTTATGGTGATAGAACATTGAAAACATCATTGAAGATGGTCTGGCAAAAGTGGGTTAGATAATGGAATACAGAACTTGGGAAAAGATACTCGCTCGGTCACTTGACTATCACATTGGTAGGACAGATGAAGATGAACCAAAAGTTCCTGTCCTGACGATGCGCCAAGCAAGGCGAGGATTATATATAAAGGTAGTGCTTCAGTTGGTCAATTGGTTGACTTGCTTCTTCATCATCGCAGGCGTATTAAGACATTGGGGGTAAACATGAAATATGTTACAATAGGAAAGTTAGACCACATTCCAGAAGAACGGTCTTGGGAGTATGACGTATTTGGTAATCGTGTAGACAAGGAAACAGGAGAGTTTGTGGTATTGGTCGAGGCCCACCAAGAACTTTACAAAGAACCTCCGATGACAATCAGTTTAGTTGGTAATGAGTGGAAACCAAAACAAATGGAGTTTGAGTTTGGATAAGTGGGATAAATCACACATGAAGGTCGCGGAAGTATACGGCAAACTATCTTCCGCAAAAAGACTCCAAGTCGGAGCAGTATTAGTTAAAGATAATCGAATAATTTCCATTGGGTATAATGGTATGCCTTCGGGTTGGACAAACGAATGTGAGACCACCGATGAGTATGGTAATATGCCTATAACTAAAGAAGAGGTTCTTCATGCGGAGACAAATGCGATTGCAAAAGTTGCGAGGTCATCAGAGTCGGCGGAGGGTTCAACGCTCTACACCACATGCGCCCCTTGCATCCACTGTGCAAAACTCATCTATCAAGCCGGTATATCCAGAGTTGTATACGGACACGGATATCGAGACAACAAAGGATTGACTTTCCTTAAACAATGTGATATACTACTTGAACAACTGGAGATTTGAATGAACCCCTTTGATTATGTAACCTCTATAAACTACTCTAAGAAAGATGTGATGGAAGACGAGAAGACCTACAATGGTTTTATGGTCAATCGCAGTCTTTCCTACTTCTCCGACACCGTTGTTCTCGCAAATGAGATGAATCGGTATCACCACCTAGACAACCGTCTACAATATCAATTTCTTATAAATATGGTTAGGAAACGGAAACGTTTCTCTAAATGGGCAAAACCCGAAACACATAATGACGTTGATGTGGTGAAAGAGTATTATGGATATAGTAATGAGAAAGCACAACAAGCTCTCGCCATCCTCTCACCTACTCAACTACAAAAATTAAAAGAAAAGGTGAGTAAAGGTGGAAGAAAGTAACTTAGTATCATGGAGTCCTGTGAACATGTTGGAGATTACTCTGGCAGAACCCGATGACTTCCTCAAAGTTCGTGAAACCCTGACACGCATCGGTGTCGCATCACGAAGAGACAAAAAATTATTTCAGTCATGTCATATCCTACATAAACAAGGACGATACTATATCGTTCACTTCAAAGAGTTGTTCATGCTTGATGGTAAGAAGGCCAACCTCGAAGAGACGGATATGCAGAGACGAAACACTATCGCAACTCTTTTATCCGATTGGGGTCTGGTTGAGATTCAGAATAATGAGGTCGCACAAGACTGCGCCCCGTTACGTCAAATCAAGATTATCGGATACAAGGAAAAAGACCAATGGGAACTCTGTCCGAAATACAACATCGGAAACAAATAGATTACCCATTTATGGTCGAGACTCTTGACCTCTCTGGTTACACTATAGATGATTTCTTTTGGACTGAGGGTTGGTATCTCTCTGGTCAAGCAGTCATGCGAGTAATGAATTATCAAAATCAAAAATGTCCACCGATTATCGGACAGTTAATGGCAAGGTATAACATGGATAAATGTTCTGCATTCGCATCCATCGATGAATATACTCGTAACGGGTTTGATTATCATGTAGATGAATACAGTCTTTGTGCTACTAATTTTGTTGGAAGAACCGAATGGTATTTTGAAACTGGTGAAAAGTTTGAACTGGGTGTCGGAGATGTTTTATACATACCTAAAGGAGTGTCTCATGGGGTAAATGTCCTGAGTGATGAGAGACTGTCAGCGAGTTTTATTAGACGTGATTGATTTAGAAAAACACATCGAAGACATCAGGGCCAAAAGACATTGGTGGACAACGGTTGATACCAAAGAATATTCTTGGAATGATATCATGGGTCTTATTGATACTCACCCTAGTGAACTATACGATTGGAACAGGGAAAAACAAAGATTGGGTATGAACTCGTTTCATAGGCGACCTTCCGCACCAAAGTTTGCGAAGGATGTGTTTGAGGAATTAGAAAACTTTATTATACCCAAAGCACCCAAAAAAGAAGAATACGAAAAGGGCGCACCACAGATTACCAATATCGCATTCTGTGGGTTTGGTCAATACTCTGGGTCATACCCTCGTCACAAGGATAGTATGGATGTTTTTCTGATACAGGTTATCAACGACTGTAAGATTACAATCGGGTATGATGAGAAACCCACTGCGAAAGATGAGATTCGTGTCATGCAACCAGGCGATGCGGTGTGGATACCAAGAGGAACTTGGCATCAACTCGAACCTAGAACATCACGAGTCACCTTCTCATTTGGATTTGAGAGTGACCCTGATTGCGACCCCTCAACATTTATTTAAGAATACCCCTTGACATTCAGGGACGGAGTTCTTATATATAGTAATGAAGATGCCGATAACGGGTCTTCTTATATGTCTTGCTAATTAAATAGGAGATAACAGACATGACTAATTTAAAAGTAGGTAAACAACTATTCCCTAAATCTGCATTCATTGGTTTTGACCACTTGTTCAACGAACTAGAGTATGCAACAAAACACGCTAATGACCACTATCCACCTCATAATATTATTAAAGAGTCGGATGACGAGTTCACTATTGAAGTTGCTGTTGCAGGATTCACTCAAGACCATATCCATGTAGAACAGAAGGAACGTTCTCTCACTATCACAGGTGAGTATGAGAGTAAAGGACGAGAAGTTATTCATCGTGGTATTTCCACCCGTAACTTCAAACGTCAGTTCCGTCTCTCAGAGTATGTCGAAGTAACTGGAGCCTCTCTTACGGATGGTATTCTCGCAGTAAATCTGAAGCTAGAAATCCCTAAAGAGAAGCAGCCTCGTAGTATTAAAATCACTTAATCACGAGGAATCAAAATGACTCAAACTAACTTTTTCTACGGCATTATTGCTGTGGCATTCGCTGAAGTTGGCATCATCCTATCAGCGCTGGTCTAATCAAGTTCAAATGCTTGTAGCCAGTTTATAAAATCGAGTAGGGGGCGGGAGACTGCCCCCTATATATTTTTATGAAAGCATATATGATTGCCGACCTGAACAATCCAGTGTCGGTCAGATATACAGAGATTGCATTAGAGTCTTGGTCAAAACAAGATATCCTTGACATTGAAGTCATTCAGTGTTATACGCCTGATACGATTGCAGACCTTGAACCTCTATACAACTGGCAACCCCTGCTTCATGGAATGCAGATGGGAAAGATGAGTTCTCCGTCTGAGAGAGCAGGAGACATCTCTCACTGGCAACTCATCAAGAAACGAGCGGAGAGTGATGCAAGGTTCTATGTCATGGAACACGATTCATATCTACTCGATGCCGATGAGTTTAAGAGACAATATGACTTCACCATGCGACACGGACTAGTATATGCAAATAGCGGTTTGTTTATGTCCTGTTACACATTATCAAAGTCTGCTGCGGTCTATATGAATGACTTGTTATTGAATCGAAAGTTTCCTCTCAATGGCGGGCCATATGGGTGTATTGAAAGATTAGTGAAAACATACCTGAGTGATTACCATGAAAGAACATACTGGGAAATAAAAGACTGGGGTAATGAACCATACGAGTGGATGTGTCATCATCCTAACTTACCCCACGTTAACATCGGTAGGACAAGTGAAGAACTGAGGGATACATACAACTATCCTGCAAAAGAGAGTCCATTCAAGTTAGCATCGACCCAAGTCATATCCAAATCGTTTGGTATCACACAGGAACACAATGGTATGAAAAAGAGCCCGTGGAAGAGAATTGACGGATTCAAAATTATTGATTGACAAATGTCGTTCACTCGTGTATAATGTAATTATATCATGAGGACTACAATATGAAATTTTATACATCCGTAGAACGATACGGCAACTCTATTCTGTATCGCGGTTACGATGGTGCAGAACGCATCAAGAAACGCATTCCTTTCAAACCTACATTGTTTGTCAACGGTCAGAGTGAATGGAGAACACTCGAAGGTAAACCTGTTGCCCCAATGTCCTTTGACTCAATGCGCGATGCGACAGACTTCATCAAGCAATACGAACATGTTCCCACTATGAACGTGTATGGAATGAACAACTTCGTCTCGCAGTTCATTGCCGAGACTTTCCCGTCTGACATCAAGTTTGACCAGAACCAGATTGTGATTACCACAATCGATATTGAGGTTGCATCTGATGAGGGATTTCCCGAACCCGACAAGGCAGACTATCCTGTCATCTCTATCTGCACCAAGTCATCTAAGGAAGACTTCTATCGTGTGTGGGGTCTGGGTGACTATGAGCCTCGTGAGGATACTATCTACAACAAGTGTGAGTCTGAACTCGACTTGTTTCTCACATTCCTGAACTACTGGTCTAACCACGGGACACCTGATGTTGTGACTGGTTGGAACAGTAAACAGTTTGATATTCCGTATCTGGTCAACCGCACACGCAAGGTGATTGGTGAGGAGTCGGTCAAGAAGTTCTCTCCGTGGGGTGTGGTATCGCCTCGCAAGGTTCGTGGTAATAAGTTCGGTATGAATGATGTTGACACTTATGACTTGATGGGTATCGCACAACTTGACTACTATGACTTGTTCCGCAAGTTTACTCTCAACACTCTCGGTCAGCAAGAGTCCTATCGACTCGACCACATTGCGAATGTTGTTCTGGGTGAGAGAAAACTATCCTACGAGGAGTATGGTAATCTCCACACTCTCTACAAGGAAGACCACCAGAAGTTTATTGACTACAACATCAAGGACGTTGAACTGGTGGATAAACTGGAAGAGAAGTTGGGTATCATCACTCTCGCATTCACGATGGCCTATCGTGGTGGCGTGAACTACGAAGATGTGCTTGGGACTACAACTATCTGGGACACAATCCTGTATCGTCTGTTGAACCAACAGAAGGTTGCAGTTCCCCCGAAGGTTGAGAAGTCCAAAGGTGACTATGAAGGTGGGTATGTAAAAGACCCCCAAGTCGGGTCGCACGAGTGGGTCACATCCTTTGACCTGAACTCTCTGTATCCGAACATCATTGTGCAATACAACATGTCACCTGAGACTGTGGTCGATGGTCTGTCCGATACATCGGTTGAACGTATGTTGCGTAAACAGACTCCCCGTGACCAGAACTATGCACTCGCCCCTTCGGGTGTGCGTTTCCGTCACGACAAGGAAGGTGTCATTCCTAGTATCATTCGTCAGTATTACAGTGAACGCCGTGTCATCAAGAAGGAGATGCTTGAGGCACAACAGGAATACGAACAGACACCTACCAAGTCTCTCTCCAATAAAATCTCTCAACTCGACAACCAACAGATGGCTATTAAAATCCTCATGAACAGTCTCTATGGTGCGTTGGGTAATCGATGGTTTCGTTACTTTGACCAAAGGGTCGCGGAGTCCATCACACTTGCGGGTCAGTTGTCAATCAAATGGGCAGAACGCGCAGTCAACACGGAAATGAACAATCTCCTTTCTACCGATGATGACTATGTGATTGCCATTGACACTGACTCGCTCTATATCAATATGTCTAAACTGGTCAAGAAGTTTGACCCCAAAGAACCCGTGAAGTTCCTTGATAAGATTTGTCGCGAACACTTTGAGAAGGTTCTGGAGAAGTCATACGAAGAACTCGCACAGTATACCAATGCATACATCAACCGTATGGAGATGGGTCGTGAGGTGATTGCTGACCGTGCTATCTGGGTTGCAAAGAAACGATACATTCTCAATGTTCACAACTCTGAGGGTGTGCAGTATGCACAACCCAAACTCAAGATGATGGGTATCGAAGCAGTCAAGTCATCTACCCCGATGGTCGTGCGTGACAAGTTCAAGGAAATCTTCCGTGTGATTATCGAGGGGACTGAGACTGATACGCAGAAGTTTATCTCTAACTTCCGTAGTGAGTTCAACAGCCTACCCGCCGAGGACGTATCGTTTCCTCGTGGTGTCAGTGCGGTTGACAAGTGGAAAGACCGTGACTCTATCTACATGAAGGGGACACCTATTCATGTGCGGGGCGCGTTGTTGTTCAACCACCACACCAAAGGTATGCGTTATGAGACTATTAAGAATGGTGAGAAGATTAAGTTCTGTTATCTCAAGACTCCTAATCCTATCAAGGAGAATGTCATTTCCTATCCTGTGAACTTACCTCGCGAACTCTCCCTTGATAAATACATTGACTATAAGACAATGTTTGAGAAGACCTTCCTTGACCCACTCGAACCAATCCTCGATGCGGTTGGTTGGTCTGCCGAACCTAAAGCACAACTGGATATGTTCTTTGCCTAAACCTCACAGAACCAAACCTGATTGGACACTCCGTGTAGTGGGTGAGATAAACGTTGACGCACTTGCGGAACGGGTCTCTCGCATTACACCTGAAGAGTGGGACGAATGGAAACAACGACAGAGAGGTGTTCATATACAGGCTCGTGCTGTCCCGTTTCAGTGGTGTCATAACCTTTTTGGTTATGAACCCGATGGAGATGATAAGTTCAATAACATCAAAGTATATCCCCACTATGAGGAATACAAAGAGGAACTGGATAGAATATATGCATACCTCGATGAGATAGAAGGCCCTGCCAAGATGGTGACAAGTATCTTGGTAAACTTGAAGTCGGGGCGTAAAATACCAGAACACATCGACAAACCAGACTTCCAAATCTTTCAACGCACCAAGAGATACCATATACCTTTGATTACACACCCTGACGTAAAGTTCAGTCATAGTGGCGAATCGTGGCATCTAGAAAAAGGTAAGATATACGAACTGAATAATATCGTGGGTGTGCATGGCGTTAAAAACAACAGTCCTATTGATAGGATTCACATATTGACTGACAGGTGTCCCCTATGAAGAAACTTCTGTTTATTCACATTCCTAAGACAGCGGGAACAAGTATCTGGAATTGGTTGAAAGACAACGGACATGAGAACTGGACAAGACTTTCAAGAGTTCATCATGAGTCTATCAGTGAGATGAGACTTCTTAATAACACAAGGGATACATATAGTTTTGCTGTAGTTCGAAATCCATATGACCGAGCCATTAGTTACTTTCATCACTCTCAGAGATTTACCAGAGGTCACTGGAAAAACCTAGAACATTTTCTTGAAACGATTATTGAACCGAATGGGTGGGGACACCAAACTAATACACCATATATAATCTTTGACCAATCACACTATGTGACACGCAATGGTAAGATAGATGTTGATAAGATTTATCGATTTGAAAATCTCGAAGAGTTTGAAAAGGACTTTAATACAAAAATAGGTCACGATATGGTTGGTAGATATGAACCCAGAGAACTGACCGCCACAGAGAAATCGTTAGTAGAACAAGCATATGCAAGGGACTTTGAATTATTCTATTGACAAAACTGCCTGATTGTGGTATTATTACATAATGAAATACTCTCTAACTATATTCAAGAATACGTTTGACAACAAGACTCATCGTGTCCAAGAGTTCGACACATGGGATGAGTTTGAGTCATTGCTGTATTCTTTATCAAATCAGAAAGGTGAGAAAGGTGGTAGTAACAGTTCTCCTCTCATTAGTCCTGCTCGTTATGTTACTGAGGGAACAAGGTCTAATAAGAACGTTGAGTATTGGGGTGGTTGGGCTTGTCTTGATGTTGACGCTTACATCCCTCGACAGGACTTGGAGTCCGACCTTAGAGAAATGTTTGGACAATATTATTATGTATGTTATTCAACCGCATCTTCCACAGAGTCCCACCCCAAATTTCGACTCGTCTTCCCCCTCACTCGATGTGTAGAGTCTAAGGACTTACCGCACTTCTGGTTCGCAATGAACAAACAGTTCAAGGGTCTGGGTGACGAACAGACCAAAGACCTGTCGCGTATGTATTATGTTCCCGCGCAGTATCCCAACGCACACAGTTTTATCTTCACCAACGATGGTGTCAAACTCGACCCTGATATGTTGATGAACAAACACTCGTATGTTGAGACACAGGGTAAGACCTTTATGGACAGACTACCGCCTGCACTACAGAAGGCAGTGATGGAGCATCGTAAGAACTCCCTAGATAACACCGACTATAGTTGGACATCATATCGTGACTGTCCGTTCTTTCCCAAGAAGTTAGAACAGGAGTATCGGTCTATCACTGGGACTGGTTGGTATCACAAGATGTATCAGATTATGGTTGCGGTTGCGGGTAACGCAATATCCAAAGGTTACCCCATCACTGCCTCACAGATATCTCAACTGTGTGGTGAACTTGACCGTGAGACTGGTAACTGGTATGAAAACCGACCACTAGATAAAGAAGCAGACAGAGCTCTCGAATACATTTATAGGAACGGATAATGAGAATACTAATAACAGGGGGTGCTGGGTTCATCGCGAGTCACCTTGCGGATTCCCTTTTGGAAGATGGGTTCGATGTTATCGGACTCGATAACTATAACACATACTATGACCCTGCACTCAAGAAGAACCGTGTGGAATACTTTGGACATGAAGTATATGAATGTGACCTCAAGGACTTTGATGACCTTGACCAAGCATTTAATGTAATCAAACCTCATATCGTTATCCACCTTGCAGCGCGGGCTGGAGTGAGAGATTCGGTTGGTAAAGAACGTTTGTATCATGCAGATAACATTGACGGAACACAAAACCTGATTGAGGTGTGTAAACTATATAATGTGCAGAAGGTCATCTATGCTTCAACTAGTTCTGTATATGGGGGAACACCCATACCACCTACAGGTTGGGTAGAAGACCAAGTGACTGGTCATCAGTTGAATCCATATGCATATACTAAGTATACCAACGAATGTCAGTTCAAAATTTCTGGTTTGAACAATGTGGGTCTTCGGTTCTTTACCGTATATGGCCCGTGGGGTCGCCCAGACATGGCATTGTTTCAGTTCACCGATAGTATTGTGAAGGGTAAAACGATTCAGGCTTTTAACTATGGTGACATGAAACGCGACTTCACCTATGTCGGTGACATCGTGAGTGGTATTAAAACAATCTTGTTTGCTGATACACCAACTAATGAAATCTATAACATTGGTCGCGGTAAACAGGTAGAACTGATGCACTTTATCAAGTGTATAAGTAAAGAGTTGGGAAGAGAGGCGGATATTAACCTTGCGCCTCGTCATCCAGCAGACACTCTAGAGACTTGGAGTGATACGGGTAAATTAAAAAAGTTGGGTTACGAACCCGTTGTGAATATCGAACAAGGTGTTGAGGCATTTGTTCGTTGGTATAAAGAATATTACGGAGTAAATTAATGACTGAAGAGAATCAAGATAGAGGCCCACTGAGAATTGGTATTGTGGGTCATGGGTTTGTGGGCCAGGCAGTTGACTATGCATTCACCCATCCCCATGTTGTAAAATTTTATGTTGACCCTAAACATGATACAACGATTGATGACCTGATAGATTGGGCCCCTCATATAACGTTTATCTGTGCGCCTACACCAATGGCAGAAAGTGGGTTTGTGGATGCATCAATTGTTGAGGATGCAGTCCTGAAACTTATCGAACATACTGAGGGTGGTGTTATTATCAAATCAACTGTCCCACCCGATATCATTGACCGTTTGTATAACTCCTTGTATGAAGACGATTATAAACGACTTACTGTCAACCCTGAGTTTCTTACGGAGTCTAGTGCGAAAGAAGCGTTCATCAATGCAGAGTATCACATCGTTGGTGGACACCCTGACGCATGTAAAGCAGTGGCATCAATCTATGATGCATTTAGTCTTTGCACCGCAAGAGAGTTCGTATTCATGACAGGCCCAGAGGCAGCATTTGTCAAATATGGTGTAAACTCATTCCTTGCAACTAAGGTTACCTTCTTCAATCAATTGTATGATTCAATCGAAAAGTTTGGTAGTAACTTTGTTACAATCGCCAATGCAATTGGTCGCGACCCACGCATCGGTGTTGGTCACACTCGTGTGCCAGGCTATGATGGCAAACGCGGATTTGGTGGAGCATGTTTCCCCAAAGATACAAAAGCATTCACGATGTTCGATAAAGACTTGACATTACTTGAGAAATGTGTTAGTATTAACAATGATTATCGTAACCAATATGAATTAGATGAACGTGAGGAATCAAACAATGTCGATTATGGACAAACTGAAGAAGAACTCGAAAATCAAAACGACGGAGATTCTGTCGGAGAGTAAATTCTTTACTGAAAAAGATATGGTGCAAACAGATGTTCCAATGGTGAACGTTGCCCTATCTGGTAGTATTGACGGTGGTGTCACGCCAGGACTTACAGTCCTTGCAGGCCCAAGTAAGCACTTCAAGACCTCTTTTGCCCTGCTCATGGCGGGTGCATATCTGAGAGAGAAGAAAGATGCAGTTCTGCTTTTTTATGATAGTGAGTTTGGTTCACCCCAATCTTACTTCGAGCAGTTCGGGATTGACACTAGCCGAGTTCTGCATACGCCGATTGCGAATGTAGAGGAACTCAAGTTTGACTTGATTGGTCAACTTGAGGAACTGACACGAGAAGATAATGTCATCGTTGTCATCGACTCCATTGGTAACCTTGCATCTAAGAAAGAACTCGAAGATGCAATCAATGAAAAGTCGGTTGCAGATATGTCTCGTGCTAAAGCATTGAAAGGTTTGTTCCGTATGGTAACCCCATACTTGACTATGAAGAACATTCCAATGCTGGCCGTCAACCACACATACAAAGAGATTGGTCTCTTCCCGAAAGACATCGTAGGTGGTGGCACAGGTATTTACTACAGTGCTGACAACATCTGGATTCTGGGTCGTCAACAAGATAAGGTTGGCACAGAAATCAAAGGTTATCACTTTGTAATCAATGTGGAGAAGTCTCGTTATGTTAAAGAGAAAAGTAAAATCCCTATCTCTGTTTCTTGGGAAGGTGGCGTCCAACAGTTTAGTGGTCTCCTTGATGTTGCTTTGGCTGGTGGTTACGTTGTTAAGCCATCTAATGGTTGGTATAGTGTCGCTGGTGACGAGGCGAAAGTTCGTCAGAAAGAAACGCTCACAAAGGAATTTTGGAATCCCATCTTCGAGAACACAGACTTCGCAGACTTCATCAAAGCGCAATACTCTATCGGTCTCGCACAAAAAGTAGACATGGATGAGATTGTTGATGCCGATGAATGATTTCATAGGACTGGTTTTCATTGTCGGTATCGTGATTGTTGTATCCGTATGGTTGGAGAGACGATGATTGACTTAGACAAACTGAGTGAAGATGTTCACTATCAGATTATTCCACAGGAAGATGATGAGAAGAACTGGGATGTTCGCATACTTGAAGAGTTCCCTGAGACGATTATTCGTTTCGGGAACATCAAGTTCGAGGGTGAAGGCCCCGAAGATGAGAATGGATACCTGAGTTTCAACTCTGAGGTTGTATTCAGCCCCGACCCTGACCTGACAATGGAAGACTTGACATTACAGGAATATTGTGGTAGAATACTAAATTCAATAATCGAGACATCTATTGCTGATGGTAGTATGATTGCTCGTGATGACAAGACAGGTGAAATGCTTGTCCACGAAGATATGATAGAGGAACTAGAGAATGAATATCAATTTGGAACAGACAGTTCTGAGGAACTTACTGACTAATGAAGAATACATGCGTAAAGTTCTTCCGTTTATTGCGCCGGATTATTTCGAAGGTGTTTACAAAGGTCTGTTCAAAGAGATTGCGAAATTTGTTTCGGATTACAATAAACTTCCGACTCTCGAAGCATTCAAGATTGAGATAGACCAGAACAATCGTCTGAGTGAAGAAGACTATCGCATCGCAGTTGAACTGCTCCCTAACATCTTTACACACGAACCTGAGAACCTTGAGTGGTTGATTGAACGCACAGAGAAGTGGTGTCAAGACCGTGCAGTGTTCAACGCAGTGATGGAGAGTATCTCTATCATTGATGGTAAACACGCGACCCTACAGAAGAACGCAATACCTGATGTTCTGAGTAAGGCTCTGGGCGTGACCTTTGACACCAATATCGGTCACGACTATCTGGAGAATGTAGATGAACGGTTTGACTTCTATCACCAACAGGAAGAACGTGTCCCGTTTGACCTTGACCTATTCAACAAGATTACCAAAGGTGGTCTGCCTAACAAGACACTGAACATCGCACTCGCAGGAACGGGTGTCGGTAAGTCATTGTTCATGTGTCACATGGGTGCATCTGCATTGTCGCAGGGTCGCAATGTATTGTATATCACTATGGAGATGGCAGAGGAACGTATCGCAGAACGTATTGACGCGAACCTGTTGAATGTTCCGATTGACCAGTTGGAGAACCTGTCAAAGGATATGTTCACTGACAAGGTGTCCACACTATCTGCCAAGACCAATGGTAAACTTATTATCAAAGAATATCCTACGGGTCAGGCAAACACATCTCACTTCCGTGCGTTGTTGAATGAACTGAAACTAAAGAAGAACTTCGTTCCCGAACTCATCTTTATTGACTATCTAAATATCTGTGCGTCATCACGAATGAAAGGAATGGGCGGTGCTATCAACTCATATTCATACATTAAAAGTATTGCAGAAGAAATTAGAGGACTCGCAGTCGAGTTCAACGTTCCGATTGTATCTGCAACGCAAACGACTCGTTCTGGTTATTCTAATGACGATGTTGGGCTTGAAGACACGTCCGAATCTTTTGGACTACCCGCTACCGCAGACCTCATGTTCGCCCTCGTCTCAAACGATGAACTGAACGCGATGGGTAAGATTATGGTCAAACAGTTGAAGAATCGATACAACGACCCGACCAAATATCAAAGGTTTACTCTGAAGGTTGACCGTGCTAAGATGCGACTTACTGATGACGATGATGCAGATGACCCTGTAGTGGATGACCGTCCTGCATTTGATAAGTCAGAAGCCGCAGAACGATTCAAAGATTTTAAGATGGAGTAGACATGGAAGCATTATTACACACAGCGATTGTCCTTGCGACAGTATTCTTTTCCTTTTGGTTTGGTCTCTTTCGTGGGTTTCAACGAGGACTGGAAGAAGGACTCGCAGAGGGTTCTGCAATCGCATTGAAACAAACGCTGGAATATATGCGTAGCAAACACGATATACATATCACAGACTATGATATCAATGAAGCATCGGAGTATCTGAGAAATGAGCGAAGTTAATCTTATCGCATTGAGTAAACCGTCTGCAATCACAGATTGTAAGACTGCTGCTGACCTGATTGCATATACCGCACGGGTGAGTAATCCTGCCAATCAGAATAATACTGAGACCGCACCTAAGTTGTTGCGTTACTTGATTCGAGAACAACACTGGTCACCATTTGAGATGGTGCATATGACTATGGAAATCAAAACGACACGCGACATCGCTCGTCAGATTTTGCGTCACCGTTCATTCTCGTTTCAAGAGTTCTCTCAACGGTATGCAGTCGCAACAGAGTTTGAGACTCGTGAGGCACGACTACAAGATGAGAAGAACCGTCAGAACTCTGTGGAGACTGATGACCGTGACTTGAACGAGTGGTGGCAGATGCAACAGAAGAAAGTGCAGGGTCAGGCAGACCTCGCATATCAAGATGCGCTTGCGAAGGGTATTGCGAAGGAACAGGCTCGTGCCTTGTTGCCCGAAGGACTCACTCAATCGACATTGTATATGTCAGGCACATTGCGTAGTTGGATTCACTATTGTGAACTTCGTCGTGGTAATGGAACGCAGAAGGAACACGCATTGATTGCCGACAAGTGTTGGGAGATTATCGGTGTTCACTTTCCCGACATCGTAGAAGCATTGAATGACTGAGATTGTAATCCGCAATAAAGAGTTTCTCAAAACTCTGGATGACACACTTGATAAGTTTCTACCGCATACTGATGCGATGGTAGAACTTAGTTCGCATCTCGGCCCTGCTCCAATCGGAGAGGGTGAACAGTATTGTAAACCCGACCATTTGTGGGAAGTTATGAAACGAGACCACATTGGATTTCCTGAAGAAGGATATGGTTTTCAGGTGGCGCACGGTGCAAAAGCAAGACCCGAAATATTCGAACCACTGAAACTGTGGACTAAGAATGAACTGGTTCGTATCTTTGGTGCGAACAATAACTCTCTAACATCATACTATCCACCCAAAGGATTTGTCGGTTGGCATACAAACTGGAATGCGTTTGGGTATCAACTCATTCTTACATGGAGTGAGAGTGGTGATGGATACTTTACTTATTATGATAAGAAGAATGATGAGTTTGTCAAACACGAAGATGTCAAAGGGTGGCAGGCTCGGTGGTATCGGTTTGGTCGTAAGGACGAAGAAGAACACCACTGTTGGCACGCTGCATGGACTGAATGTCCCCGTTTCACTCTTGCGTTTAAGTTTCCCTATGGATACCTATCAGAGAAACATGACCAAGCATATGACGCAATACAAGATTTAATTTATGATATCGAAAGTTCTTGACAAATCTATTGGGATTTGGTATAATACTAAAATGGAAAATCAAAATATCACACGGATTGCCCTAGTATTGTTACTGGCGTTATCCATCATCTCTGTTTTTAATCTTGGTGTTGAGGTGTTCTTGAAGGACAAGGAAGTTGTTGTTCAACACATGTCTGAATCGCCAGAGACACTCCTTATCGAAGAACTGTCTTACACAGAAGAAGACTTCTTGTGTATGGCATTGAACCTGTATCACGAAGCACGAAACGAACTCGATGCTGGTTTGTATGCTGTCGCAGATGTGACACAGAACCGTGTTAATGACCCACGTTGGCCGAATACTATCTGTGATGTGGTCTACGAAGCCAAGACATACACGGGAAGTGATGGTGAACAATATCCTCGTCGCAATCGCTGTCAGTTCTCTTGGTATTGTGATGGACGCAGTGATGACCCTCGGCCAGGCCGCGCATGGGAGAAATCTAAGTATATCGCAAGAATGTTCTTGACACACGATGAGTTTCGTGGTATAACAGAAGGTGCGACACACTATCATGCAACCTATGTTGACCCTCGTTGGGCGACTGCAAAGGGTATGCACATGGTAGGTCAAATTGGTGAACATATATTTTATAGGTGGAAGTAATGCTGTATAGTAAAAAAGTAAATCTCAAAGCGGGGTTCGATGGAACTCCTACGTTAGAAAACTATAAAGAATACTCTAACGATATTCAATACAAGTATGATGAAGACATGTATCTTGAAGAGTTAACTGCATATGTTGATGCGACATATGGTGAACACTATTCTAAGAACAAGTTCCAAGCAACTGAGTTCATTATCGACGGTGGTCATGGTGATGGGTTCTGCATCGGTAACATCATGAAGTATGCACAACGATATGGTAACAAGGATGGTCACAATCGTAAGGACATTCTCAAGGTGTTGCACTATGCACTCATTCAATTGCATGTGCATGATAGAGAGGGTCGTAACTAATGAGAGTTGCAATCACAGGTGTTGGAATTGTAGACACACTGGGTAACAATCCAGACTTGTGTTTTGCGAACTATTTGATGAAGGTTCATGAACCAACTCCATGCCGTATAGAACACTCTGGCGTATCACACCTGAGTTGTTTCTATGCCGACCACGACCTTATGATACCTGAGAATATTCAAACGTCATTGTATAATTCATTACATAAGATTAATCGTCTTGGTCTTCATAGTATCGAACAGGCACTCCTCGACATTCCTAAGAGCAGTAATGTTGCGGTGGTATATTCCACAATCACCGCATCAGGTGAGACTAATTTTCAGTTTCATGAGTATGTCAATGGACGAGCAAGGAGATTGAGACCACGAGCTCTCATTCAAGCACCACGCGACTTTCTTGTCGGTCTTGTCCCACAGGTATATAATTTTGATGGATTGACGGTTGCTCCCAACGCTGCATGTTCTAGTTCTCTCTACGGTATTGACTACGCAATGCGTCTGGTTGATGAGTATGATTATGTAATCTGTGGTGGGTCTGATGTGGGAACAGAACTTGGTGAACTCGCATACTTTGATGAACTAGGTGCAATCGGAACACACTCCGCACCTTATGATAAAGACCGTGATGGGTTCATCATGGGTGAAGGAGCGGGTTGTATCATTCTTGAGAATGAAGAACGAGCAAAGAATCGTGAAGCAAATATCTACGGATACATTCATTCGGTGGGTAAGGGTAATGATGGTGTTGCTGGCAAGGCCACTGCTCCTGACCCGAATAGTTCTGGTATCAAGAAGGCGATGAAAGAGACAGGATTTGACTATGACCAATTAGCATTTGTGAATTCACACGGAACATCTACTCCTGTGGGTGACGAACTAGAATTCAATGCAATTCGTTCTACGGTTGGTAATGTTCCGATTGTTAGTTTCAAATCAAAGATTGGGCATACAATGGGTGCAAGTGGTGTGATTGAATTGATTTACACTCTGACTGCATTGAAGCACAAAGTCATTCCACAAAATCATAATATTAAAAACGCAGTATGTGATGTTCACACAGAACCGATGGACACCAATCTAAGTTTCGCTCTCAAGAATAGTCTTGGGTTTGGTGGTAAGAATATATCAGTATTAGTAGAAGGAATATAATATGAATAGAAAATTAAAACGCACAACAGACGCTGCAATCAAGGGTGTCAACTACATTGATGGTGAACTCGCTATGTGGGGTGAAAAATACTCTAATGGTGGTGCAGTTCCCAAGTCAGTGAAACGCAGAGTTACACGTCTTGTTGAAGCCCGTAAGGTTGCAATTGATATGCAGAATGAGGAAGAACCTCTAAACGATATCGAAAAAAAGATTCTTGAAATGGAAAAAAGTTCTTGACATCTTAGTTTTCTTGTGTTATAGTATAAACATGATGGGAATTGAGGTTGGTTGGTCTACGTTAAAGTTCTCGAATTAGAGTGTAGAGGTTCGTGTTTCCCATGATGTATTTGTATTGGCATGTTATTAACAATATGCGTTATAAGAAAGGAAAGCTTATGAATTATGTAACTGGAAATTTTGATGTCATTGGAACTTGTCTTCAAGGTCACATTGATACTTCCTATGACCGTCTTGTAGAGACCTTTGGAGAACCTGTTCGGTTCACACCAGAACAGACCGATGGTAAGATTCAAGTAGAATGGACAATCAAATTCAATGATGGAACTCTTGCTACTATCTACGACTGGAAGGTAGAGGGTCAAACACCTGAGAGTGTAACCACATGGAATATCGGTGGTCATTCTCAAGCCGCTGTGATGAATATAATTGATGAGGTAATATAATGTCTGTAAATAAAGAAGTTGAAGCACTTTGCTATGAAGCACTAGAAGACGGCCCTAAGTTAAAACGGGAAGTTTATAAGTGGGTTACCGATTATATCAAGGAAGACCTAAATGAACGTCTATACTTGATTGATGGTCTTGCTAATTTTGGTTTCCGCCTTGAGCAATTGAAAAAGATTGGTGTCACAAATACTGCAAAATGTAAAGACCCTAATGAAGGTCTTTATGCGACAGGAACTTGGTATATCGAAGATAAGGATATTGCGTAATGCAACGTGCAGGAAAGACACACCGCGCATCGGGTGCTGAGAATGGTTCTGCAATGAAGGAAATGCTTTTCTTCAAAGCATGTAAGCAAGCACTTGAAGAGTATGGTCACGATGATGCCGCATTCTATTTCGAGCAGATAGAGGAACATCTTCGTAATGGTGGCACTCTTGACCAGAATAAAGCAGGAAACATTCTTGGAGTATAAATACAGATATTCGATGAAGCAAACCAAAAGGTAGACTGGACGCGGGTGCGATACCCGCCGCCTCCACCAAGCTCTCTCAAGGAGAGGCCACTCTGTGAGTTCCGTGAGGGGTTGTAGCAGAGGAGCAGAAACCCCTCACACTAAAGTTTCGGGGGCGAAACAGGTTCGACAGGTATTGATTAGGAATGTGGAGAATAGGTGTGCAAGCGACCTTAACCGTAAGAAACTCGTAAGTGCAAACGATAATTACGCACATGAGGGTTACGCTCTCGCAGCATAATCTTCGGGGTCAGAGGACGCCTAGCAACAGAAGTCCTCACTAATTTTTGGAGTATAAAATGTTAGAAGCACTGATTAAAAAACTTGAAGGCGACATCGCCATTGCGAAAGCAAACATTGATGTATATCTAAACCAGTCTGTTGGTATTGGAG